GGCCGTCCAGTCTTCGCGGTCGACTGAGATCTTCCATCCGCGCACGATCACGTCACGCTCGATCGACTCCGACAGCGGCCCGGGCGGGTCGACCTCGACGTGCCAGCGGTCGAGGTACGCGGCCGCGATCACGATCGGGAACAGGTGCGCCGGGTCGGCGCGCGGGAGCACGGTCAACGCGTCGACGCGCGCGAACGGCACGCCGAGCGTGTTCAGCACGAGCGACGCCCACGACTGCACGTCGACGTCCGCGGCGAGCACAAGCGTCGTATTCGAGTACCGGTGCGGCAGGTACTGCTGCACGGAGGCCGTGTCGCGTACCGATTGCACGGCGCCGCCCGGCCGTTGTGCGTCGATGATGTTGCGCAGCAGCGCGTCGTCGACCGCGATCGTGACGTCTTCGTAGCGGGTCGCGGACGGACCCCACGAGACGACCGGCGCCGCGCCCGACGTCAACGCGTTGAACACCGTTTCGCGGGTACGGAACGTCGCCGCACCGGACGGCGCGATATACACGGCGCCTAGCTCGGCGTCGCTCACCGCGAGCAGCTGCGACCACGCGTCGCCTGAGAGGTCGGTCGCGGCGAGCGCCCTGCCGCCTGCGGGTATGTCGCGCGCCGCGGACCATTCGGCGTTATCGAGAATGCGGCCAACGCGTGCCGCGGCCGTTTCGCCCGCGCCGACGAGCGGCGCGACCGGCTGCGCCTGATACGAGGCGAGTAGCGCGGTGCCGTCCGTCGCGGTGACCGTGACCGTGCAGTCAAGCGTCGCCGGGTCGTACGCCTGCACGAACGCGTTCGCGTTGCCGGTAAACATCGGTTGCCATGCCGTATCGCCGACGTTGCGAGCCTTGATAAGCACGCCGATCGTCGGCCGCAGCGTCGCGCCGTCCGTGCCGACGTCGTAGGTGCCCTCTTTGTTTCCGAGCACGACGACCGCGCTCCCCGCCTCCCAGCGCGTCAGCACACCATCCGTGCGGGTCGCGCCAAATTGCCAATCAAGCGACCGGACGTCGCACGTCACGTCGATATACGGCGCGAGCGGTGAGCCGAGCGCGCCGTAGTCGAGCTGCCCGTACGTCGGGTCGTCGAGCGTAAACGTCGGGTCGGCGCCGGTCGCGCTGCCGATCGCGAGCAGCACCTGCACCTCTGCCCAATCGGACCACAGCGTGTCGAGCATTACGCAGCGCGCCAGCTCGAGCCGTTACGCCGCTCGTACGCGCGGATCGCGTCGACGACCGCCTTCCCGGCCGCGGCCGGGTCCGCGCCCGGCGCGACGTTGACCGTGATCGAGTATTGATTGACGCCGCCGCCGCCGCCCTTGCCGACGTCTTGTGCGCGCACGACGTACTCGCCGCCGTGCACGATCGCCGGTACCGGCGCGCCGATCGGTCCCGGTATATATCCGCCCTCTTGGCGGCGGATCACGGGCGGACCCTGCGCGCCCGGCGCGAAGAACGTGCCCGTCGCCGGGTTCCACGTAATCGACCCTTGCGGCGTCGACCCGATGACCTGCAGCGCGAGCGTCTCGGTACGCGGCCGTGCCGCGTTGTCGAGCTGCGCGATCAGCTGATCGAGATACGACCGGAACGGCGTGCCCGGCGCGATGTTGTCGCGTAGCCGTGCGAGCGCGAGCCGCTGCGCGTCGGCGGCGTCACGAGCCGAGAGCGTCTTTCCGTGCAGATTCGCCTGCTGCACCGCCTGCTGCTCGGCGGAGGTTGCGACGTTATCGATCGCCGACTTGACGTCGTTTGACGCCTTCTCCCAATCGCGGTTAGCGGTCGCGTTACGTCCGCCGTCCTTCGCGGCCTCGAGCGCCTTCGCGTTGTAGGTGTCGATCGAGTCGCTCACGCCGAGCGTCGCGTTATCGAGCGCGATCGTCGCGTCGTGTGTCCCGATGATCGCGTCGGTTTCGGTCTTCTCGACCTTCGCCCGGTCCTGCGCCGCTTTGATCGCCTTTTGCTGCGCGGCGGTCTGCGCCGCGGTCGCGTCCGTCTCGCCCGACGTCGCGGCCGAGAGTCCGTCCGTGATCGTCTTCGCCTTGGCGCTCGCGTCGGTCAGCGCTTGGCGGTCTTTGACGCCTTGCTGCGTGTTTTGCGTGCCCGCCTCGAGGTCTTTCGCATATTGCTTTTGTGCGTCGGCGAGCTGCTGCGTCGCGTCTTTCGCCTTCTTGCCCTTTTCGCCGAACAGTCCGAGCGCGGTGCCCGCGATATTGAGTCCCGGTGTCGCCTTCGCGACCGCGCCGACGATGTCGCCGATACCGAGTCCGAACGTATGCGCGTGCGAGCTGGCCGTCTCGAGTCCGCTCGAGATCTTCGTAAAGGCGGACGTCCAATTCTCGGCGACGGGCACCATCGCCGACGCGGCGGTGTCGAGCACCGGGAGCAGATCGTTCCCGATCGCGACCTGCAGGCGGTTCGTTTCCGCCTTGAGTGTCGCGAGCTTCCCGGCGTAGGTGTCCGCATACTGCGACGCGGCGCCGCCGTACAGGTCCGTGATCTTTTGTATCGCGGTCTTCGCGTCGATCGTCTTACCGGTCGCGTCTTTCTGCGCGATGCCGAGCTGCGCGAGGCCGCGCATCCGTCCCGCCTCGATCGCGACGAGCCGCCCCGTCGATTCGTCGAGCGTCTCGCCGCGGGCGCGGGCGACGTCCGCCGCGAGGCCCATAAGTTTCGTTGCCTCGCCGACGTTGTGCGTGACGGGCACGAGCTTCGCGAGCGACGACTCCGTATCGGCTTCGTTGAAACCCAGCGCCGACATCTTGTCGTCCGCGGCTTTGACTTGATCGCCCCACCCGGCCACCGCGGCGCCCGTGTTTTTTACGACGACCGCGAGCCGCTCGTGCGCCTTATTGAAATTCTCGGCGGCGTCAACCGACTGCTTCCCGAACGCGAGCGCGGCCGCGCCGCCCGCCGCGAGACCGGCCGCGACCGGACCCGCCATCGAGTCGCCGAAACCGACGCCCGCGGTGCCCATCGCGCCAAGATCCGACTCGACCGTGCTCGCCGCCTTCGCGAACGGCAGATGAAACGTGCCGAGCAGACTGCCGAGCTTCCCGAACGTCGAGCCGAGCGTCGACCCGGCGTCGCCGATCTTCTTTCCGCTGTCGCTGACCGCGGACGCGGCGCGGCGCGCGCTGCGTTCGAGCGACGTCGCGTCGCCGAGCCATCGGACCTTGAGATCTCGAGTGTCGCCGGGCATTACGTGACCGCCGCCCACCGCGCGCCGAGCGCGTCGAGGTGCTCGAGATAGATCGCCGTATCGTCGAGTCCGCGGGCGCGGATCGTCGGGAACAGGAAATAGCCGTCGCGGCCGCGGTGCGGCAAAAATTGCATCGTCTTCGAGCTGCCGCGTCCGCCGAATTCGGCGCCGTAGATCAGCGCGCCGACCGGTGCCCTGCGGTGCCCGACCTTGCGGGCGCCGCCCATCTGCAGCGCCGGTACGCGGTCACGTGCGACCCGTAACGACGACGCCGCGAGCGGCGCCTGCTGCGGCAACGACGCGCCGACGTGCGCCGCCTGCGCGGCGGTCTTGCCCGCGATCTTGCCCGACGCGTCGCGCAGCTCGGCGTTCGCCTCTTTGCCGTAGGTGTTGAAGGCGCGCAACGTCGGCGCGAGTCCGTCGATCTCCATCGCCGCGATTGACGTCTTGACGACCGGCGTCTTCGCCACCGCGTGCTGCCGTTACTTGCCGCTCGACGCGCCCGCCATCGTCGACGCGGGCGCCGCCTCGTCCGCCGCGAGCAGCGTCGACGACGGTACCGGGTCGCCGATCAGCGGCAACGACGCCGTAAACACCGCGACCTCCGACTGCGTGCCGCCGATCTGACCGGGCACGCACACCGCGTTACCGGACCACTTCGGATTCGTCGCGCTCACCGCCTCGTCTTTGCAGACGAGCGTGAACGGTTGCGTCGAGCGCCGGTTAGTGAACAGGAACATGAGCAGCGCGGTCGTGTCGTACGACTGAAACCCGTCGAGGTCGAGCGTCCACTTGATATCGCCGGGCAGCTCGGCCGGTCCGCACAGCGACCCGGCGTCTTTCATCGTGATATTCGGCGTCAGCTCGGCCTTCGATAGTTCGCACGTCACGTCGGTACCGGGCGTGCCGAGCGTCACGACCGGGTTAATGAAGATAAATGCAGGGTTCGCCACTGTGTGACCTCCGTTAGAAAACGATCAGCGTCTCGCAATCTGCGGCCGGGAATTCTTGCGATCCTCGAGCGAACATCGTCGCGACCGTGCGCACCGGGTGCGCGTCCGTGACGACCGCGCCGAGCGTCCGATCGGCGAGCAGCGCGTTCACGTACGCGGTCTGCAGCTCGTCGAGGTCGAGCTGCGCCGGGCGTTGCGCCTGCGCAGGCGCGAGCAGTTTCACGACGACGAGCGCCGTGCACAGCCCCTGGTACGAGGTGTCGTCGAACGTGATCGAGAACGCGCCGACCAGCGCGCACGGCGGCGCGAACGTGTCCGCGAACCACGGGCTGACCCGCAGCGGCGCGCCCCCGTAGGTCTGCGCCTCGAGCGCCGCCGTCAGCGCCCGGCGCGTCGCCGCGAGGTCGACGTCAACGCACCGCACGGTCGCGGTCACGAGAGCACCGTGTCGCGCCACCGCGCCTCGAGCGCGTCGATATCGACATCGAATTTCGGGATACGCGCCACGCCGATATCGCCAAGCGGGATAATCCCCTCCGGTGACGCGCGGCGCGCGTACAGGCGTGCGACGCGCATCAGCGCGCCGAGATACAGATCATGGTCGACGTGTGAGACGACGACCGGATCGGCCGCAGGGTCGTCGGCCGCGGACGTCATCTGCACGGAACAGCGCGCGAATTGTTGTGTCATCGCGGCGTCGACCATTTCCTGCAGCACCGCGTCGTCGATCGCGTCCGTGATCCGCAGGTACGTCTTCGCGTCGGCG